CCTCATCCCACAATGCTTGAATTTCATCAAGATTCATAAATTAAGTCATAACTTCTATATTGTATATAGAGTACTTAAAAGTGACTTGGGCCGTGACATAATTGATATCACCTGCAGTTGCATCAAATTGTATAGTTGACAAAGAAACTGGAAATACATCTTTAAAGTGTACCTTGGATATCTCATTAAATGAACTATTGTAAATGATAAGAGTTGCATCTGAATATTCATTTAAAGCATTTTTTGCACCTGCGTCTGGTGTATATTCATCTCCTCTTTTTAGATCAATAAATTGTTGAATACTTTCTGGAAAACCAAGTCCCTTCAACCAATTATGAACTTGCATATAATTTTCTAGATTCTCATCTACAAAAAAGTTAAGAGCAAAATCCTCATATACAAGTTTATCACCTGCAACAGGAATATTTTTTAAATAAGTAGGTTGCTCTGCAAATCCAAGATTAATACCTGGTATATTTGCTGAGTTAGAAAAGAAATCTGCTTTTGGTGCTTTTGTAATTACAAATTTAAAACCGACTGGAGATAGATAGTTTCTATTATCCAGTTGATTATTCCACGGTTCGTTTCTCATTTTTTCTTAACGCAGTTTGGATACCTTTTTCCGAACATGGTTTTCATACCTTTCTTCTCATATCCAGCCCAACATTTCTCTTGAAATTGTTGAAATGATACTTCTTCATACTTATTTCTACCTGATGGTGATGGTTGTGTGCTATCAAAATGAGGATTGTTTTTAGCAGCATCAGATTGTGCATTTCTTTTCTTAGTCAGCATCTTTGCTTTCTTATCAAGAAAATCTTTCATCGCACCTTTTGCTTTGCCTGATCCTTTATATAAACCATAAGATGTTCCTTCGTGAGTAAACTTCATACCCTTAGTTGCTTTATCCTTAAGTGCCTGACGCTTCTTAGGATCCATATTCTTTTCATACTCTGCTGCTTTCTTAGCAAAATCTTTATCATCTAACTTCTTGATAACCTTTCTATCTTTTTTGTTAGGGCCTGTATATACACCTTCTTTTTGAAGTTTATCACTTGCATCTAATACACCTTTATGTCTCTTCTGCATTTTCTTATAGTCACCTTTCATAGCACTGGTTCCTATTTCTGTTGCTGCTTTTTTGACATAACTACCTAAAGTTTTTTTGCTAACTTCATCAAGTGCCTGAACTGCCTGTTGAACTGTTAGATCCATTTCTACTTCCTCTTTTTTACTGTTACCATAGTTTGCAGCACCCTTCTTACGACACTGTACTAATCTACCTGATGCGTATGCAGATGGCCAGACACTAGCACTTGCCTTTACTTTCTTATAACAAGCATCTTTTGTGCCACTACCTTTACCCTTCTTGTCTGCCTCAGTGATTTGAATTTCTTCTTTCATTTTCTTTTTGTCAGTAGATACGTAAGTTGGTTTTGCTGCACCAGTTTTTGATTGTTGACCTGGATCTGCTTTCTTTTTTCTTCTTGATGCAGAGAGTCTTTCTGCCTTTGTCATACTTGCTCTCTTAGAAGATGAAACACATTTTGGTGTTCCTTCACCTGGTTTATCACTTGCACAAGTTCCACCTGTGACTACATTAACCCAACCACCTTTTCCGTCTTTGGATTTAGAACCTTTAAACCATTTATGAAGAGAACCTTCGTTCATTGATTTAGTTTTTTCCTTCATAGTATTTATGAATTTTCGATAGACTGCTGCTTCTGGTTTATCATCTTTATTCAATTCTTCGCTCATCCCGCCACCATTTCCTCCACCGTTTCCACCACCATTTCCACCATTACCACTAGCACCATTTCCTTTAGTACCATTCCCATTCCCATTACTAGAACCATTCTTTCCATTCTTTTTGGTAGTATCTGAATCTTCTTCTGGTTCAAGATACCCTCTCCTACCTACAAAATATCCACCAGGAATCTTTTTGCATTTTTTATCCGTAAAGCAATAATATTGACCTTTTGGACAACTTTTAGGAGAACCCTCTTGTATAAATGTATTCAGAGATTTCATAAGATGAGACAAAACTAGTCTAGTCTTAGATATTTATAGAATTAAAACACATAAAAAAAGAGGGGAATAATCCCCTCAAGATTTTCTAGATTTTAAGATTAAGTTTAGTCCTCTTCTGAGTTTTCTTCAGAGTTTATAGTGCCCTTTTTGTTATGCACAGGGTCATTTTTCCACTGAGTTAAGATTGAGTTATCTTTGTCTGTACCTATCTTTACATAGGAACATACATCAGCAGCAGTATTGTACCAATCAAGAACTCTCTCAACAATTAAGATATCTTGTAATACACCTGCAGTTTTGTTAGTGATTTCTTTGACCGACTTTTTACATAAGTGCTCAACCATGTAATTAGTTAAGTCATCTGCTTTCTGATCAATGCCTTTTACATTGTCAAGAAGATGAAATAGTGCAGTGAGACCAAGAATCATACTACCGTCAATCTTCTTCCACCCTTTAAATGATGTATTAGCATTTTGCCTTTTGTAGAATTTAATCGCTCTATCAGTATATGATAAACCATACTTACCGATTGCACTTCTCAATCCTTTGTATCCAACTACAGAGTTTGTACCATCATCTTCAGCACCAATTAGTTCAACTTGAACTTTTAATTTTGTGAAGTTTTCTTCGATACGTTGTGCGTATTTTTTACCTTGTGCAAGATCTGCACGAAGTAACGCAACACTCGTCATATTGGTTCTTGATGAGTTAAAGTCTTTGAAATACTTTGCTTCTGCTTCTAAGCATTCTTCAAGTGTACGATCACTTGGGTGTACTTGAACTTGACAAGGTAATTCAAACTCAGATGGATCTTCAACATAAGTTGCTGCAATCACGCAAGTATGTTGACCATCAACCACCACATAATCACCGTTTGGCCTTAAAAAAACAGAAAGTGGCTTAACCAAGGTTGGTATAAACTCTCCTGCATTTTTTATGAAGTTTGTATTTAATAATCTCTGATATTTCGAATCTATCTTTAAATCTTTAAGTTTTATGAACTCAACTTTTATAAAGTTCTTCCTAGAAAATCTTTTTCTTATGCCTGATACACCTCTTTGAACAAGTTTATTTGCGAGTTGTATGGCAGTTTGCAACGCAGAGCGTACCGCATTTAGCGGATTTAGTAGAGTCATGGTTTTTTCTCCATTATTTTAGTGTCCCTAACCTAAGATTAATAGGTTTTGCGAGACTGTGCTTTTATATAGTAGCATAAAAAAAGAGACCCCGAAGGATCTCTTAGTATTATGTAACAATATCTTACATAAGGTTTGTAACTTTAACTCTTCTGTAGTAACGGTTTGTGTTAACCATTAGACGACCTTCGCCAGCAGTAGTACCTTCAGCAAATGGGTTAGCAACAACACCATAACGAGTCTTAAACCCGATTTTTGGTTGGAAGTTGTCTTGTCCAACTGCTCTTACCATCTGTAGTGGAACGTAAGGACAGTAGAATAAACCAGCATCATAAGGTGAAGTACCCTTGTAACCTGCAACGTAGTACTGATCAGCAGAAACGTTTGCAGAATATGGGTCAATGTATACTCTGTACTTACCTTGTAGAACACCAGCAAATGTATTACCTGTGTCGTCTACGTTTAGGTTAGCGTTAAGAGCAGGAGTGTAGTCAAGTACACCAGCCATTGTTAGAGCAGAAGCAACGTCTGCAGAACATAGGATAATGTTACCCTTTCCACGACGAGTTTCTTGTGCGATTGCGTTAGCATCTCTTTCAATCTGGAATAGAAGTCCCTTGAATTTCTCAACTGACCATCTACCATTACTATCTACGTCTAGGTCAAAAGTACCAGCAGTAGCAGTTTGTCCAGTAGCAGCACCTTGTTTAGCAATTTTATAGATTGTTCTGATGATTTCACGGTTGATTTCAGCAAGTATCTCTGTTGAAAGGATATTTGCTAACTCAGCCTCAGCATTCAATCCGTGGATTGCTTTCAAGTCTTGAGCAAGTTCTAAACTGTACTCTGCCTTTAGTGCTCTAGACTTCGCAGAAACAGTAACTTTCTCGATGCTGAATGCCATCTGGTTGAAAGCATTTGCAGTAGCATCACCTAATGCCTCTGCCTCTGCAGTGGTCATTGCATTACCTACGTTATATGCAGTAGATGTTGCAGAACCAACAGGGTTAAGTGCAGAAGGGTTTGAACCAGCCTGAGTAACGGTACCAATACCAGCTGCTGGATCTACTTGTCCACCAGTTAGGTTATCGTTGTTATTCTGACCAGAGAAGGTTGTGTCTGCTTCGTCGAAGAATGCTTCTGTTCCACTCTGTGAAGTGTAACGTGAACGCATTGCGAAGATTAAACCAGTAGGGCCGTTCATTGGTTGTACACCAGCTAGGTCATAAGCGACCAAGTTAGGCATTGAACGTCTAATTAGACTGATTAAAACAGGATCAAAGTTATCGACTCCTGAACCTGTTGAGTTTGTTGGAGCAGCTTCATTTAAGAATTGTGATTGCTCCGATAAGAATTTTTCTTGATTCTCCAGTAAAACTGCGGTCACCATGCGACGATGTGCGTCTTCTATTTTACTTGAACCTTCGTGGTTAAGTATTGGTGCCCACTTCTCCTGAAGATGTTCAGCATTGAACATTTGCATTTGAAATTTACCTCGTTAAAAGTGTTAGTTTAAATTTTATGTAGAATTACTTTTTAGTGATTCTCTTAAGTGCTGTTAGATAGTTTGCCATAGATCCAGTTCCCTGTTCCTCTGACTCTTTTCCTTCAGATATTAATTCAGAGTCATCACTCTGAGTACTAGTAACCTGTCTTGTTGGGAAATATGAATTTCTCAAAGTAACTAGTTTCTCACGGTAATCGATTTCACTTTCGAACTCAACACTTTCAGCAAGAGATGCGAGCTTATCTTTCTGAGTGACTGCTAGTCCTTCAGAAACTTCACCTAAAATTCCATCTGATTTAGACTCTGATAATCTCTTGGTCAAATTAACATTTTTGTCAATTTGCTCATTGAGTTTTTCTTCCATATCATCTAATTTATTTACCATGTTCTCAAGTACATCATATTTGTCGTCAGGGATTGTTACATAATGTTCTTCAAAAAGACTCTTCATTCCAGTTAGGAATGACTCAGACATTTCTGCCTTAAGTCCTTGCTCCACAGCAAGAGAGTTTTCCTCTAACCATTCACCAGCTACATATTCTAGGTAAGAGTCCACTCTTTCTGTGAGCTTAATCTTGGTAGAGTCAATTTCTTCTTTGAGTACTTTAGCGTACTCTTTCTCTAAATCTTCTTTTACAATAGAAACTTTAGAGTTAATTGCTGCTTCAAAAATTGTCTTTGCTTTCTCTTGGAAATCTTCCGACAATTCTTCGCCAGCAATCAGTGCGTTAATGTCATCTTCAACATCAACTTCAGTTGTTTCTTCTGCTTCAGCAACAACTTCTTCTCCTTCTTTTGTTTCTTCTGATTCTTTAATTGCTTCTTCCATTTTCTTACGAAGAACTGATTCAGGTTGCTCTTCTTGTTCTGCAACTACTGTTTCTTCTTCTTTTACTGGTTCTTCAGCAACTACTTCTCCTTCAACTTCTGTTTCCTCTTCTTTCATTCCACTCGGAGCAGGATCTGCAGGTTTTGCATTTTTATTGACTACATCCTTAACTTGCTTAAGTGTAGTACCAGGTGTTGATAATTTATTTGAATCATCGTCTGGTTTGGAATTTTCAGGTGTAGGCCCTCCAAGATCTTCGTAAGTTGGTGCTGTGCCCCCTGTTGTCAACTTTGGCATTGGATCGCCAGGTTTTGCATTAGCATTTACGGCAGTTTTGGATTGCTGTGTCTTTACTTCCATTTCTTGTAATTTAGTACCACGGGACATTTGTAACTCTCCGATTTAACCTTTGTTTAAAATTTACTATAGTTATTTATAAATTAAAGATTTGTCAAGAAATCACCGAACAATTCGAGTTTCTTTTCTTCTAATCTTTTTTGATCAACAAGAGTGTTTATTCTCTTCTGTATTTGTGCTGCTTGCTGTTCACGAAGAATTCCTCCTTCCCAAATCCACTCTTTTCCTTCCATAATTCCAGATACAAATGCATCGGGTGCAGAAGGATCAGCAACTATATCTGCAGCAGTTGCTAACATGAAATCTTCACCAACAACTTTACATCCATCACGATCCTCTCTTAATGATCCAACACCACGAGAAGAAACTCCTAACTGTACACCTTCATCTAAAAGTGAAGATGCAATTTTACCCATTGGAGTATTCAGTAATTGTGCTTTACCTCTAAAATTATCTCCCTCTTGGACAAGTGATGTAATTTTATGAGAAACACGATCAAGGTTTACTGTTGGGCCATCTGGATGTCCAAGTTCACCAAGTGCTCTACCTTTTCCAACAAATGATTCATTGTATCTACCAACTTCTCTTGCAAGAGTTTCGACAGGATACATTCTACCATTTCTATTTTTGATATTACCTTGTAAGAATACACCTTCGATATAAAGTTTCTTATTAGAACCCTTACCTTCGGTAATTATTTTTACGTTTGAGACTTCTTCTGTGATTAATTTCATTTTAGTAACCTACAATTCCTACACTTACGGCTTTAACAAGGGCAGCATCAGCAAAAAGACACTGTGTGTATTCTTTTTCTATAACTACATCTCCGTCTCCACCTCCAGGAAGGGATCCTCTATTCCCTAGAGTGAATGTTCCAACAACACTACCACCTTGAGATTCAACAAGAGTAATAGTTCTATTTGCACTAGAACAATTAAGTAGTCTTACTCTTTTAGCTTCAGATAAACTACTTGCTGTGCCTGTAGTGGTAGGCAAATCAGCTTCTGTACCTAAAACTTTAAGTATATACGATGACATCTATTCCTCCTCTTGTGGTTCGACTTCAGTTTCCAATTCACTTGTCACTTCAGTTTCATCTGTTGGTTCATCTTCAACTTCTGGAATTTCATCACCAAAAAGTCCTGCACCAACCAGTGGTCTTGCAGCATCAACTTTTTCCGCAGTCTTTGCATACAAAATTTCTTTTATTTTATCGCTGATTGCAGATGAAGATGCATCATCAACCATCATATCCATTAAATCATCCATATTAAGAAAGTATAATATTGCCTAGTATTTATTTATATCTCTCCACCTTCAGGTGCTTCTGTTGCAGAACCTTGCTTTTCAAGGTCTGGTTCATTTACTGGTTTACCTAAATCCATATTTGCATCAATTGGTGCACCTGTATTTGGATCAACCATTGCATTTGGATCCATTAAAGAACCATCTTTAATTTCTTCTTCTATCTCTTTATCTATTTCTTTAATAGCATCTTCAGATTGCTTAAGAATTTTAGTACGAACAAAATGATTCGAGAAATATTTGCCCATATATGGTTCCATTGATGCAACAACACCAAGTTGTTCATTTAGTAATTCATTCTTCTTAAGATCAGCAAAATGATTATCATATAAGAAATCATATTGAATATGGTCTTCCAATTCATTCCAGTCTTCTGGTGTAATGATATTTTTAAGAATTAACTGAGTCTTCAACATATCATTGAAAACTTGAGAGAATCTTTTTCTTAATCTACCAACAAATTTACTAAATTTAATTTCATCTCTTAATATTTCCGATGAACGACCTAAGTTAAATCCACCACTACTATCTAATCGACTTGATGGAACATTTAATGACTTATATAATTTTGCTTGGAAATATTCAATATCATTAAGTTCACCTAAGTTTTGTCCACCAGGTAAAGTTGTAATTTCTGTTCCTCTTCCACCTTCCCTTCTTGGTAGCCAGAAATCTTCAAGCATTGCCATATACTTACGATCATCACGAATCTCACCAGTATCTGCATTATATACCAACTTGTTACGATAACGATTCATTACGTCACGAAGATATTGCTCTGCCTTTATCTTAGGAAGATTACCAACATCAATGTAGAAAATTCTTCTTTCTGGTGCTCTTGATAATCTGTAGATAACAAGACTATCCTCAATCATCCTTAACTGATTAAGTGCTTTGATTGCTTTATGTAAGTATGATAATACTGTTTGCTTATTACGATCTACAAGTCCTGATGTACAATATGTAATTGCATCTTTTGCAATTTTTACTGCACCTTTTGCATTCTGTGATGGATAAATTCCACTTCCACCCTTAGATCCTGATTTTGGATCATAAACATAATACTCGTTTATTTTTGGAGCTGCTTCTGATTTTGGATCATTTCCATTTTTAGAAACACCAAATGGTGATAATTTATTTGATCCTGTTTTATCTGTTTCACGAACTAATCTTATTTTAAGTGGATCAATATAACGAATATCTTGAATACCTTCTGATGGATTATCTAAATCTATAACTTTATGATAGAAAACTCGACCATCAATATACCAAGTACGAAAAATCTCATGACACTTCTTATCAAAGTTCATAAGACCTTTAATATGTTTAAATTCTTCTCTTATTGAATCCTTTAGTCTATCTGACGCATTTAAATTGGATAATTCAATCTCAACAGGTGAATCATCTAAGTCAGAAACTATTGCTTCGTTTACAACATCTTCAATTGCACTATCACATTCTGGGTGTAAGCACATCTCACGATATCTACGAACCAAATCTTGCTCACTCTTATATACACCCTCAATATCTACATATTGGCCATAAAATCCACTAGAGACATAAAAGTCTGACTTGTCTTCATCGCTAGGAGGGACGGGAGATACCACCCCTTTTGATTTACTTTCCTCTCCGTCAGGAATTTTAAATCCAAAAAGTTTTGCCATTGTATAATTGTTTTGCTACTATTATAGCACTATTTATGATCCTGTGCCAAGTTGTGTTTTTGATTTAGAATCTAGAGCATCAAACCACTGTACTTGCATCTCAACAGTAAACTCTTCAAGTGTATCCGAACTGTCATAAGATAGAGGTATATCTGAAATGTTAGTTGGGAAAGTTCCGTGGAACTTATACATTTTAAGGACAGGTAATTGTGTGTCACTCACTGGATTGCTTCCAGTAAGACCTGATCTTCCTAACTGTCTTACAAATAAATCTTTTTGATATGATGTTGGATCAGTAAGTCCAGAGTTGTCCTCATGCTTATTAATCAAGTTCATCCATCTTTCAAATGCTGTTCTAATTTTAAAATCAACATCGTTGATGACAGTAATTGTCCAAGGATCGAATGTACGATCACCTGCAACTTTTAAATTTCTTCCTCTAAATGGGATAAGAATAGGAGCAACGTTAGATGCTGGTAACTGGGCTGCTTTGACTAGAAATCTACTTTTATCTGCGATTTCATCTTGTGATGAGTCAACTGGAATTGCATCATCAGGGAAGAATAGTTCACATTCAAATAAATTAGGACGAGCACCACCCCCAACCATTTTACCCTTGAATGCATCAAGGGTTCTATCTCTAGTGCTTGGAATGTTTAGGTTAGCCATTTAATTTTTTTCCTCT